TTTCGGGCTTGTTGTTTTTCTTTCATGCTATAAGGTCGGTGGCTTCTTCTATCATGTCTTCGTCTACCGTCTCGGTAAGATTGAAAAAGGTGTTGCCGTTTATGGTTTCAATTAACCATCTTGTCATGGTGTCATTTACGGGGTTAAGTCTGTTTTCTCTTACTATGTGGAGCAGTTCCCGCTCACCCTCTGAACACCATTCTTTTTTATATCTGACTATCATTCCGACTTTTATCATGGTTTTTTGTTCCTTTCTTTTTGTTAACTTTCTGCGGTTATTATCTCCGCTTCTGTGATTATAATATACTACTTTTATAATAGTTTGTCAATAGTTTATAACCGCAAACGATGAGATTTTTGGAAGCCCTGAAACCCGCTCCAGGATTGGCTTTGCAGGTTTCTAATTTTAGACGATTAGAAAACGTGACCGGAAACCCGCATAAATACAAGAAAAAATTTTTTTCAAAAACTTTTCGAGTCCTGAAAGCCTTTGATTATAAGGCTTTGCGGGTATGACCTCATAAAACTTGACAACAAAATCACCGTGTAATATTATGAAATCATCACGGAAAAGGAGCGGCGAAAAATGGGAGCGGGAAAGCATATAAAGACGGCAATGATTGACAAAGGATTAAAAGCGGGAGAAGTGGCGGAAAGGCTCGGAGATAATCCGCAAGTTTTTTATAATAAGATGTCGAGGGATTCTTTCAAGTATGCGGAAGCGGAAAGAATCGCGGACGCGCTCGGCTGTGATATAGTATTGCGGGATCGTGAGACGGGGAAAATATATTGATGTAAACCCCGCATAATTACAAGGTTTTTCTTGTTTTTATTGCTCCACTTTGGTATAATAAAAGGGTAATATAATATAGAGTGGCTACAAGCTGCAAGCGATAGTTTTAAACGGTCGCGAGATGGACGGGAGACAACTCCCGCACGTCTTGCGGCTTTTTCTTTTGGGTAATCTTATGGCGTATGATGTAAAAAAACTGAAACAGACAGCGGACAGAATCGCGGAGCATTTCAACATAAACCCCGCCGAAGCTGTCCGCGTAGTTGGGTACATAAACACCAACGCACCCGAACAGCTCCCCGACATCATCGCGGGAGACTTCTCCAACATTAAACCAACACTTGACAATATGGGCAAAAAATCCGACGTGACGGTAAAGACCGAAAACCAGGACGCACGGGAGACAACCCCCGACATCATCACGGGGGAGATAGTAAACCCCGCCGAACTCCCCGCAGACCTTGCCGAAAATATAGATAATCATATCACGGCATTTTGTCAAAAGTTCGATATCGAGAGCATGAGCAAAGCACGGCAAACACAATGGAGCGCGTGCTGTACTTTTATAGGTCAAAACATTTTCAGAAAAAACAAGGGCATATTAGCAGACAGAGAAAGGGCAAGGCGCAACGGTGGCGGCTATTGTTACGACCTAAACAAAGTCGGAAAACTTGCTGATATATGGATAGCTTTGTGTAAGGCATATATAAAAGCGCCTATGATAGACGACTTTACGCAGTTTGCGGGGATGGACGGCACAACGCTTTACGGCGTGGGCGGACGTTACGGACAAGCGGACAAGGCAACCCCCGCCCGAGTCCTACTCTTGCAAAAATTGCATGATGCACAAGAACAAGGCATCGCGGGTTTGATCGTGGACGGGCGGCAGAATCCCACGGGCGCACTTGCCGTGCTTAATCATTGGCACGGATGGACACAGACAAGGGAGATTATTCACACTACGGCACAGCAGACCACGGGCGCGGCATCTCTGCCCGTGTTTGACAGCTCCACGGGCTTACTTGAAACGCGGGCGGGTTCATAAAACTATACTTTTATCAACTTTTCCGGCAGAATCGAACAGTTGTTCGGATCGCGGAGGGGCGAACGTGCGTTCGGCGGCGGTGCAGGGGTCGAACAGACGTTCGAGCGGCCGCCGAGTTACCCCCTCATCCACTCCCAAATCCCCTCGGGTAAACCCTACCAACCCCAACAGCCGCAAGCCTTTTGGGGTTTCGAGGTCGAAAAACGGGGGTATCATTTCACCATCGGGGGAATACCGAAAGGAGAGGAAAATGATAAGTACAGAAGAGATAAAGACGGCCATGAAGATGGGTGTACGGATAGCAATAGCAGAGAGTGAAGACTTGCTAAAGGGTATAGATGGTCTGACTTATGTATCTGACGAAAATGTAGACTTGTATAAAGAGGGGTATAAGACCGCATTGAATGTATTAATAGAGCGGTTAAAGAAGATAAAGATATAAGAGGTCGAGATTGAGTATATAGGGTTGTAGCCAAATGGTAAGGCACGAGATTTTGATTCTCGGTATTGATGGTTCGAATCCATTCAGCCCTGTTGAAAGGGGGTGAGCCGGATGAAGAAAAAGACCGTAACAGGTAACTAAAATTTAACCCCGAATAGTTAGGGACTCATAATGACCCCGTGGTGGCGGAATAGGTAGACGCTTACACTAATAAGAGGGATTACGGCACATTGCCTGAAATATTGGCCTCAAGTATGACCGTTGGAATATTCCTTATGTAGGGTTGCAAATCCCTACCCACGGAATAAGGAGAGAGAAATGCCAAAGCTAAACACCACCGTCAAAGCGGTGAGGATAGACAACGATAAATTAGCGGAGATTGAGTCGCGGTTAGCCGGACAGACGTTTAATGCCTGGTTCAACGAGATCATAGATAACTTCCTCGGCGGAAAAAAACCTATGCCTTCCGAGGGTAAACCCCACATTCCAAAAGAATTGGAAGAGATAGAGGGTATGGTAGCGTTTTCAGGGCTGACGATGAAGCAGTTTTGGGACGATATCGCGGTGAAATTAAACGATGGTGTGCTGATGTTCACGAGTATCGGAACAGAGGTAGCGGGCGAGCCGTGGACGGAAGATTTTAAAGACATATGCCATGACAGAGGGATAAGCATAGAGCAAGGGATAGAGATGTTAAAGCGGGTATGAAAGAGCGAGTCCTTAATTATATAAAAGAATATGCCTGCCGAGAGGGTATGCTGCCGACATATCGAGAGATTGGTGAGGGTGTCGGGCTAAAGTCGATGTCGAGTTTGTTTTATTACTTCGAGATATTGGTATTAGAGGGTGAGATAGAGCGGATCGGAAAGAGATATCGAGTGAAAGGGTTGAGATATGAACGCGATATGGGGAACTGATTACGACTATATAACGGATGAATGTTATAAGAGGCCGTGTTGTCCTGAATGTGAAGAACCTATCGGTTTGGACGGGGACGTTTATAGGTGCTTTTCCTGCGGGAAAGAGGTTGAAGTGAATGACTCCGAAATGCTGGAATGGCTCGAAAGACGCTCGAAGATAAAGGTAGTAATGCGAGATTGTTCTAAATGTGGCGGGAAAAGGTGTGTAGAGATATATATGATGCGAAATCCCGTGACATTGGATTGGCAAGAGAGAGGGGGAGTGTGTACGCGATGTGGGATGAAGTACATAATCTAACGATTAATGATTATAAACGGTGTATAGCGGAGATGAAGAAAGCGCATCCGTTCATAGACGACGAGAGAGTAAGAGTAGACGACGGAAGATACGATTTGTGGCCTTACGTTGTTGTCACATTGGATGTAGACGGCACAGAAATAGTGTTGAGACGAAAAGTGACACATGAAGAAACGAAACGGAGAGGATGAAATGCTCGTAGGAATAATGCTTTTGTATATCGGGATAAAATTTCAATTTCCCACACTTTACCTTGCGGGGTGTTGGGTAACGATATTAGTGCGTGCATTACAGATATATTGTGGCTATGTAGAGGGGAAAAATGGCAAGTCCCGAGCTTAAAAGAGCATTTGAATCATATAAAGAGTTCACGGCGTGCCATGAGCAGGCGGATAAAGAGGTCATAGACGCGTGTGTCATGGCTGCGAATGTTGCTTATAACGGTGAGAAAGACATTGCCTATGGAAAAGAGATATCCGTATTCTCGCATGAACTTATCGAGAGATGGATAAGAGAGCAGACCCAGGGCGGGGACTTTTGGAGCGTTGAGGGATGGATGCAGAAGATGGAGCGCACGAATCCCGTCATAGATAAGGCGTATGAATTATTCAAGATAGAGAGTCCTCACTTGTTTACGTCTTATATGTACTACATGGAGAAGAACCGGAAGTATGAGAAGCGGTTCTATGTACCGAGAAGAAAGACATTGTGGCTGCCCGCGCAGGATATGCAAGACTTGGAAGACGATGTGTTAGACACCTATGGTCTTTCAATGCCGTCACGAGTGGGAAAATCGACCTTGTGTATCTTTTTTCTGACCTGGGTAGGGCTTCGTAAACCCATGAGCCATAATGCAATGGGTGGCCATTCGGGACAGTTGGTAAAGAGGTTCTTCAGGGGGCTGGAAAACCTCATGGAAGAGAACGAGTATACCTATAACGAACTCTTCTATTATGCGAACCCCGAAATGAAGAAAGTTGTTGAGAAGAAGTCGAGCGATCCCGCCGAACTGACTATCAACCTGGGTAAGAAAGACGAGTTTGCGACGTTCTCTTGCCGTTCTACGGACTCAACATGGACGGGTGCTATAGATATATCCTCTGATGGATATTTGTATGTGGACGACCTTGTAAGGGATCGTGAACACTCATTGTCAGCTTCCCGAATGGAGAACACCTATCAGGAGTATCAGAATAAGATGCTCGACCGTATGAATGACGGTGCGAAGAAAATCTTGGTTGGTACGCTGTGGAGTGTATTAGACCCGCTTGTAAGAGAGGAGCATGAGAACGTAGGGAATGACCGAGCAAGGTTTCGGAAGATTCCTGCGTTGAATGAGAAGGACGAGTCGAACTTTCAGTATGAGTTTAACGGATTCTCTACGGAGTATTACCAGGGCTATCGTGAGAGACTTGAAAAGCCCGAATGGATGGCTAAATATCAGCAAGCCCCGTTCGTGAGAGAGGGTTTGACATTCCCGATAGAGGAATTGAGGTTCTTTGAAGGGGATGTGCCGGACGAGGTTTGCAGTACAAAGGCAGCACTTGACCCCGCTTTTGGTTCAGGGGATTCATTGTCTATGCCGATATGTAAAGTCTTCAAGGAGAAATATATTGTTGATTGGGTGCATGACAAAAGGACTACGGCATACACGATTCCCCTGGTGGCGGATAAGATAGAGGAACACACCATAACAGAACTGAAGATAGAGAAAAACCGAGGTGGCGACCTATTTGCCGAACAGTTGCAGAAGGAGTTAGACAGAAGGCATATCCACCATTGCCATATCACTTTGGAGAACGCTCCGGTGAAGATGTCGAAAGAAGATAAGATCAGTGGATATTCAGATTTTGTGAAACGCAACTTTATCTTTTTAACCACAAAGAAATGGACGGAGACAGATACCCATAAGTATCACGCATCCGAACAGTATAGGAAAGCAATAGATGAAATGACCATGTTTTCAGCCGAGGGCAAGAATATAAACGATGATGCAGCAGACTCAATAACACAGTTAGCCATGATGTTTGATGAACGAGGCAGAAAGCAAGCGACGATCCTAAGAAGCCCATTAGCAAGGAGGTAGGAATGACCACAAGAGAGTATTTGGAACAACTGTTGGATATGGACGATGATATTTTAAACATCTCCAATCAGGCGCAGAGGTGGAGAGAGATCGCTATGAAGATGGGACATCCGCCAAACGGAGAAAGGGTAGATTCGTCACCGAAGCCGGATCAGATGGAAACGGCGGTCATAAAAGCCATTGAGTGCGAAAGACGGGCAGGGAAAGAAGCTGAAAGGCTCATAAACCTAAAAGAGAAGATAGAGCGTCAGATACTTAGCCTTAAAGAAGAAGGCCGTAACGGTAAGACATACTACTTCCTGATATGGGCGTACTTCCATGACAACAAGAGACTGACAGAACTATCCCGTCATGCTGACTACTCATATAACCACGCAAAAAGGCTGTTTAATAAAGCTCTGAACGTGTTTGAAAAGAAGTATGGTGAAATGTATTTGAAGCTATGATGAGTCATTATGAGCCACAATGAGCCACAATGTTCCATTGAATATGGATATTTGACATGATAAAATAAGAATTGGAAAGCTGTTATGTTTGAAGGTTTACCGCGATCCGAAATTGAATATCTGATTGATGAATGGATCGTGGACATGAACCACGCAGAACGTAATCGACTCATAATGAAGCGAAAACATATTGATGGCTGTACATTTGAGGAAGTAGCCGAGGAATTTGAACTATCCACAGTACAAGTCAAGAATATAGTCCATCAATGCAGAGAGAAATTAAAAGGAAAGACCGTCTGAAGGCGGCCTTTTTTGGTGTCCGAAATGGCTTTTTTGGAAATAAATGGAATAGAATTTCCTTGTCCGAGTACAGGATTAGAAATAATTATAAGTACGGCCGTTAACAGCGCACGAAATGCTAACGCAGAGGTTATCGGAGAGAAAGTCGGCAGAGACGTTCTTAAATATAACAATCTGCATTGGTCGTGGCTTCCAGGCGAGACATGGGAGCAAATGCTTACCGTGTTCAGTAATTTCTTTGTAACAGCAAAAGTGTGGGATATGTGCGGTGGTCAGTGGAGAACAATCAAGATGTATCCTGGCGACCGGAGCGCAGAGGTCTATTGGATAGACAATGATCCCACTTCACCGAGATATTTGAAGCCAAAGAACTATCGAAACTGCAAGGTTAATATCATAGATTGCGGCTTATTGGAGTAAACGATGCAGCAAGTATCAGAAGCATACAAAAATGAACAAAAGCAGCCCTTACGAGAGAAGTCGTATGTGTGGGTGTACTTGGGTATAGTGGATAGGTATGCGCAGAAAAACGCTGAATTTGACGATTCTACTCCTGTAACCTCATGGTCAAAAGTGCCTACGGGAAATGAAACCGTAGAGGGTGTGTATGCGACTTATGAGCAGAATTTCTTTAGAGCAGATGGAAGTATGCGATTCCCGCCCGAAGGCGTATGGGCTATGTATCAGGGCGCGGCAAGTGAGGGGATAGGCGGCTCTATAAAATTCAAATTTGGTGCAGCTTGCGATATTAGCGGTATATCTTTGAAATTCTATGACGATGCTCTCCCTACTAAATTTACTATATCAAATGGAACTGTATCGAATACTTATACATATAGTTCGTTAAGGTTGGATGATGCGGGAAGATGTAAGTGCGAGGGCGCATATGAGAACTCTACTTATATCACAATATCACCGTATGATTCTTCCTCTTTGAAAGGTGGCAATCAGAGGTTAAGGATACAGCAGATATTATTCGGAATTGGTTTCTTTTTCTCAAATAATGATTTACTGTCTACGTCATTTACGAATACAGTATCGCATTTGTCTGACCAACTACCGAGTAAGAGTTTTTCATTCACCATAGATAACACAAATAAAAAGTTTTCTGCTGATGATCCGCACTCGTTTGTCCATTTCTTGCAGGAACAACAGGAAGTGGATTTTGACTATGGTAGGGAATTGCCTAACGGTAATATCGAGACTATCAAAGGCGGTAAGCTGTATCTGAAAACATGGGCTACTGACGATCAGAAGGCTACGTTTAACGCCGTAGGATATCTCGACTTCATGGATACCTCTTATTATAAGGGGCATTATTATCACGGATATTGGGCTAATCAGTATACTCTTTATGAATATGCACAAGAGGTCTTTGATGATGCGGGAATAACAAACTACAGCATAGATAATAGCCTTTACGATTTCTTTATTAACACACCATTACCAGTAGAAAAGCATAAGAACCTTCTACA